AATGCTGAATCCAAAGCATTAACTATGGTTAATTCTTTCTGTAACTGCTCATTAAAGAGTGCAGCCTTTGTGGCCGCATCTATTAAGTCCGGAGGCCCTTGTAACCCTGGTAATGCAGGCATCACCCCTCCCACTCCCGGCACCGGAACATTTAACTTTTCCACGCCTCCTTTACTCCCTAATATTTCAGCATGGATAATCTTCCACGCCTCGGCCATCTTTTCAGCCTCAACCGCACCGGCTTTTATCTGTGCAACATATTCAGCAATACTTTTCCCTGTTGATTTCGACACTTCATCAATATCAGTCAGCGGAGGGACAACTGCTTCAATCTTCATTGGGAGCCCGTTCCAATCCACATCCCAAAACGCCTTCTCTTTTGCTCTTGCAGCAGCTTTACCTTTAGATTCAAACATCGCTCCCAAAAGTCCCCTGTCTGCAATGTTCTGAAGTGCTGAAGCCACACCCTCTATTGATTTTTTAATAAGTTCACTATTATTAAGAAATTCACCCCATGCTGTTTTAAGATTGGTAACAGATGCCGAGAATGTACTGAACCGTGTTGCGGCAGTGCTGGCTACATCACCCATTGATCCCAATTCACTGCGAATGATATTACCTGCTGCAAGACCAAAATCACCTACCTTCGCAACTTCTTTTTGTAATTCAACAGCGGAAATCCCTAAATTATCCATTACAAGTACGGACTTGCGCCCAAGACCTGTAATGAGTGAATTGACCAGATAATCAACAGATTCGCCTGTCTGTATTGCCCTCTTTGTAGCAAACTCAAAAAATGTGGCAAGCTGATCGAGTGGAATCTTGAAGTTATGCGCCTGTACGGCCTTTTGCATAAGGGTAACATTATCAACCGTCCCTCTTGTAGCCTCTTGCAACTCATTAAGAAGCCCCGGTTTATTTAATGCCTGAAATGCTGCCTTAATACCTTCTGCACTGGCAGCCAGCTTCATTGACTCTTTGGTGAAATTGGCAATCCTGTCAACAGCAAAGACAGCAAGCAAGGAAGCACCAACGCCCTTAATAGTTTGGTTAAGTTTGTTAAAGCTACTGCTCATCTTTTTGGTTTCAGCAGCCATAGACCTGGCCACCTTCTGAATACCAGTAGCATCACCTGTGAACTTATACCTTATAGAGAAATCTTTGTCAGCCATTGAACATTAAAGCATTGTTATTAAAATAAACATCAGGATCATAACTCTCGAAGCACACTCTTGAAACATCTGTGTGTAAATCCAAGCAATCAGAAGGAAAATAACGTCCTAACTGCTCACACATCGATACATGATCTGATGGATTAATTTTAACAACAACCTTTAATCCAGTCCCGGTAGGTGACGTGAATGCCATCGCTACATACTTGCATTTACAAATATGTTCTTTGAATTTATTAACATCAGGAAGATCGTCATAATCCAGTACAACATAACCTGAATGTTTAATAAGCGAAGCATTATTTCTGGTCATAAAAATCCCTGAGAAACAAATGGATGGCAGCTCTCTTTTAAACTTTTCATCTTTCGTCTCCCTGATTTTTTCAACCAGACCTTTACTGTTACCGTTTTTAATCCTTAGTGCAACATCTGATAGAGTACAATAATAAGCATTGTCGGTAGTATATGCGTTTTTGAATATGGTTAAGCAACCTTCAGAATAATCAACCCCGGATGGTTTCTCTTTAGAAATACTCTTTCTCGGAGGCAAATTTTTTCCTGAGGGCAACCCGTACCAAGTTGCATTTTCATATAAACTACCCTCTATGTGTTCCACTCGAATCATGTATCAAATATATAACAAATATTATTAATATACAAACATTTAACTATCTATTTTATATTATTTTTTCGGTGATATTTAGCAATAGCAACATACCATTCATCAGCAAGAATATTCAACGCCTGATTCCCGGTAGCATCAACAGCCCTCTGCATAAAATAACCATAGGATTTTGAAGCATCCATTCGTCCTCTTTTGTATGTCCTACCGGCTACTTCAGTAACCCAACCAACAACATTGCGCCCTTTTAATATCGGATGTCTTTGTGTTTTTTCAGGTGTGTAATACCTTTCAACAGTACCGGACTCAACCAAGTGGCCATGAAATCCTTTCCAGGGTTTTCTTCTTCGTGTCCCAATATAAATACCTACCTCCTTTCTGGGAACTACTGAACCTATTGATCTCTGTAAATTACCCGTCCCCACGCTAACAATAGATTTAGCATAATCAATGGTAGGTTTTACGGCTTTACGAAATGCAGCATTAAGGATTTTTTTCTTATCACCCCATCCCATCTCCTTAAATGTATTTTCCAAATTAATAATATCAGGTGACTCTACTTTCAATCTTATATCCAAACCTCTACTGCTCATTATGAGTTGTCTTTAAGTTTTTCCTGTGCCTCTTTACTGGTCATACTCTTGCCTTTTTTCTTATCCCATGATAGCGAGAATAAATCTGAAGGTTTTTTGTATGTCTTTGTGCCGTTCATTGATACCCAATTATAAAAACACACTAACCTTGTTTGTTCCCACGTCATCTTCTCAGCTTCACCTTTAGCTTTCATTATAGCCGCCATTTCATCAGGCGACATCTCGTTCCAAAAATATTCCGGGCTAATTCCTATTACCCCAACACAATACCCAAAAAGCTCATCCCAATCTATTTCCCTTTCAATTTTTTTTTATCACCCTCATCTCCACTTAACTTTTGGATAGCTGCCATCATTATCTCCATAGCATCCGAATAAGGATCAATTAAATCAGAAAACTCCTCAAAAGAATAAGCAAATTCCTTCCCTTCAGACTTCATACCTATCTTGGCCAGATCATACAAGTAATTTACAGTCAAGTCATAATTATCCAATTCCCTCGGATTTGTAATATACATATAAAATGCTTTATTACTGTACCTTATGACAAATTCCATATCCCCGATCTTGACCGGAACAATGATCAATGGCTTCATGTTATAATGCTTCAGGTTCAGTAATTGTCACTGATCCTGTAACTACTGCAGAATCATCATCCGTCACCACAACTGTATAGGTTCCCGGAGGCTGAGCTGCAATAGACTGAGTAGTCAGCCCTACAAGATCATCCCAAAGGAATGTATAAGGAGCTGTACCGCCTTTAGGGAAGCAAGCGGCGAAGCCGTCATCTGCAGCATTTTCTGAGCAGTTTGTTCCAAGAACACCTACCCTCAATGCTAAATTACCAGCGAAAGCAAACCCGGCATAATGCTCGAATGTGCAGGTATAATTATAATTATCCTGATCTTGCCCGGTCATAGTCATTCCGGTAATGATAAAATCACCCTCAGCATAGAACTTGCTCTCATCAGGACTTCCTGCTAAATCTTCTGCAAAATGCAAATGAACTGGCGTTCTATCATCTTGAGCCGTTAGCATAAGCATTAGATCATCATAGACCACTAATGCATCACAAGTGGCATTGACATCTATTCTACCAACGTCACTCGTATTATACCTACCAGTATCCTTATTGCTGGTTGGTCTTATAGTCATGTTTGTATTTAATGTAAAACTTGTTGTCTGCCCAACTCTTACACCATCAATAAACATGAGTACATCCGTTCCGTTAATTACTACTGACATAATTGTTTAATTTTTAAATTGTTAATAACCTGTTATTATCGTTGAAAAAGTAAGCCTGTTTAAAAATACATTCTCTGATATATTGTATCCTTCGGATTGCCCCGTCAGATATATTCTTTCTGTTGTTATCCCTGCATTTACGCCTGACTCCAGTTCCAGGGATTTCCGCACCTCCATAGCAATATTTTGCAGTGAAGTAAAACTATCTGAAAAAGACACGATGCTAAACACACATTCATCACCTATCCATCCGTCTTTCGTATATTCCGGAGCCAGTGAATCAATAGTATAAACGATTGCCGGTAATGCTGTATCCTCATTAATGACATACGGATAAATATTAGCCGATGCCACTAACGCCAACAAATCATCACTGGCATTCAAAAGGCTTACTATGGCTTTGCCTATCATTTTCTTTTCCCTTTGCCTTTTCCTTTGGGTGCTATCACTTTGGGTGCTATTACCTTAGAATCTAAATCTTCATTAACCACATCCGGAACCACTTCAGGGATTACCTCTTTCGGCTTTTTGCATTCAAGTATAACATCCCTCATTGTCTTTTCAGAACCAGTTCGCCTGACAAGGGAAAACACCATATCCGCATCACCGTACTTATTGAAATGCTTTTGCAAGTCCTTGTGTGGATGAACGTTTTTCTCCAGCAATCCTTTCTGCAATGACCAATCCATCTTCGCATCGTCACAAGCAGCAATAAAAACCATGTCACAAGTTTGCTCTGAATCAATCCGATAAATCTCCATGCTTTTCTCTGTACTTTTCATTTTTTTACTTTATTAGTTTTACGATATATTTGTCTGTTAATCATTAATCTTTTCCAATGTTAACCGCAGTGAGTCTTTCCTTCCCACCTGCTCGATGTATGTTATCATATACCTCTCCGTCCCTTCGTCAATCTGCACCTTCATGGTTTCAACTACCTCGCTTCTGTATCTGATTATCAACTCCATTGATTTAGAATAAAACTTTTCTTCACTGGATAGCATCTTGCTACCTCCCGTATATCGGATTTCACCTCTGGTTGAAATAGTCACAGCAGGCCATGTATCAGCAGAAGCCCCGAAGTCATCTCTTGTTGAAACTTTAGCGTAAAAAGCTATGCGGTGATATGCGTTTCCTGCTCTCATTTTATCGTCCAGTGTTTATAAGGAGCCACGAGATATTCAAAAGCGTAAGGCATTTTATTAACACCAACGCCGACAATAACCGCCTCCCTGTTCATGTAATAATGACCCAACATAAGATACATTGAATGCTTTAATCCGGCGGGTATAGGTGAAGGAATACCCGGATGTACTTCATAAGTTAGCCCACTCGCAAGAGCAGCAAAAGAATCTGTGACATTCAAATTATTATCATCAGTTATAGATGCTATTGTCCTTAAAGTTTCATTTTCGACCTTGATAGTATCACCGGCAGTGAAATCCGTAAAGGCAGTGTCAGTACCAATGAGTAATTTCTTTGTTGAAACAACATAACTGAGTCCGGTATCTGTGTTATCGAATGCCACGCTAACTGTAAGGTGAGTATTATCAGTAATGGTTGCAATAGTCCGGACTGTCTCACCCGATACCGTTATTGTCTCACCAACTGTGAAATCTTCAAAGTTGGTATCTGTACCCACCAAAGCAGTAGTGCCAGCCGTTTCAACAGTACCGGCGGGAATAGTCAAAGCAGTTTCAACAGTGCCATCACCGGTAACTGTCCCTTGTATTTCAGTAAGCACCAGCTCCTCAACCATGTCCATCAAATCCATGATATAAGCGTCATCATCATCGAAATCAACTCTCAGATGAGCCTTGATGTCTGCCAGTTTCAGATATGCTGCCATTATACTACATTGTTAGTCACCGGTATTGTGATTGCAGCTCCTTTTATAGGAGGATCGTAAACACAATTTATTGGGTTGCCGTTGGCAAATGCAACGGTAACATGAACAGTAACGGTTTTGGCTGCATAATCCAGCGTTACTGAATCAACAGTCTTAACCGTTCCCGTTGTGGTAAAGTCCCCAAAAACCGCATCTCTAAAAGGTCTGATGTCAGTAAATGTCAATACAATATCCTGCTTGGCCGCATCTTCAACCGTTGCAGAAACTAATTTCTGGGCAGCGTAACCTGTCCAAGAAAAAAAATGTCCCTTCTTTGCCATTTTATCAATATTTAAGGGTGGGGCAGTTGCCCGCCCCAAGCCCTAATTAATTACTTAATTGAAAGAGCAGCAAATGAAACTGCATATTCATCAAGAGTAGCTCCAGCTCCCGTCAACCCCCGGAGGCCCTTAGCATCGAAAAACGCATTAATTACGATCTTCACCTGTGCTGTACCTGCCATTGTGTAGGGATCAACGGTTATATCATAACCTCCCCACTGAGCGATACAAAGGTCTTTCCAGTTGCCAAAGACAACCATATTACCGTCACCGCCAGCACCGTATGTACTGACAATGCTGTTAGTAACCAGAAGCGGATAACCATTGATCTTGTTATCTTCACTGCAAAGGAAAAATCCTGTATCATTAGCGGTTCCCTTGTCTATCCCCTTTAACAATCCCCTTGCAATACCATTCGTGATATAAGCAAGATTACCATCAAGAGCGTTAGCAGTATCAACGGTTGTTTCAAGTCCTATCAGTGCGGCATTAGTAATTGTCGCACCGGTAAGCACAGCAACACCACCACCGTTAGACACATGTAGCTTGTACCCTATCCCGGAAGGCTGGGTGTTAGCCACAAGTGTAGCAGGACCAAGAATTGTCTTTTCGAGCATCCTTGCAACCGCTGACCCGATATTGTCAAGCAAAAGGGTTTCAGCACCTACACCATCCTGAAGCAAAAATTGCTTGGAGACGTTTATATAACCCGTAAGCCTTAAAGGTGTAAAATCAACATCAGTGAAAGCACCCGCACCATCGGTAGCGGCTGCAATCTCAGTCTTCCACGCAACAGCTGTTCCGGCATAAGAAGGAACAGATACATTCCCAACCAACCCTGTCATATAAGTAGCCCCGGCTTTCGAAAATACCAGTTTATCAACAAGCGGAGGGATAATCGCCTTTTTATCTTCGGCCACAATCTCAGCTCCCACACCTGTACCGCCTGCACCAGCAAGAAGATCGGCACGTACTTCAGAAGGAATAACAATGTCTCCTGAGGGATTTATTCCACAATCACGAAATTCCTTCTTCCCTAAAGTGAATACATCACGTGCAACTCCCGGCATTTCTCTTTGATCTATCTTTGCACGGATAGCCTTAATAAGAGAAAATGATTCTTTCTCTGAAGCTATCTTAATAAGCGGCCCCACGAACCTGCCTGTCCCTGCCTTGCGGGACTCGGTTTCGATCTCCAGGTCACACTCTTTGATCTTCTGATTGTTCATAGCAACAATGGCCTCTTCTTTTTCGGTCAGTGTCCTATTCTCAGTTCTCTTGAGTGCCTGAATCTTGTCATTCTGCTCGATGGCCTGCGCCCTCAAGTCTTGTAATTCAAGTATTGTCATAGTCTTATGTATTAAATTAATATTTTGCTCCTCTACAGGCTTCTCGGCCTTCACTTCCGGCTCAGTCCTTTCAACTATAGGCTCTATAGCAGGTTCAACGCCTACTACAGGCTTAGTATCTACGTCCTCAACCCTCTTTTCCGGCTTCGTCACCTCTTCGGGCTTTTCTGAATTATCTTTATCATTGCTTTTAATAAATTGGTCTAATGATCTTAACGCAACTTCTGTATCTTGATAGGCAGGCCTATAACAAGGACTAATATCTTCTAATACATAAAATTGCTTAATTGTTCTTAGGATCGATCCATCAGAACGTTTTTCCCATCTATCACCATCCTTTCCAACTTTAAAACTGAATGACGATCCCTTGATATCACCACGCTTCAACCCCTCAATCAATTCATCACCAAGCATTGTTTTAGGGGCTTCAAATGAATATTTTAATCCCCTTTTTTCAGTTTCTAATTTTAAAGAACCTTCCCCGTGATCTGATCTCGCCAATACACCCTTATCCAGTGAATGATTTAAAAGACATAAAATATCAGACCTTTCAACTACCCCACTAATAGCCTCTGGCAGTATTTTTTCATAAAAAAGAATCTCGTTTTCAAACATTAATGCAGATTCTTTATTAAATACTATCCCACGTCCTTCAATGTTTCGGGAATTTGATAATGCCCGTATTTCAGAATCGCCATCGAAAATAATTCTCGATTCACTCTTTGATTCCTCTTCTTCTATTTTTCTTTCCACAGCTCCGTTAGCCTGCTTGATAGCCTTAGGAGCGCACTCTTCATCAGTACCCCCGTCTTTAAGACAGGATTCATATACCGAGTTCGCTATCTCAACCCATTGCTCTTTTTGAGCATCGGTAAGGTCTTTTTTATGTTTT